CCGGCCATTGAATCCCGAGGTAGTCAGTCACCAAATAATTTGACCAGATGTCGCTTACTTCGGTGTCGGGGATAGGCAATGTGTAGCTTAGAACTGGAGCAACACCTTGTGGAAGCCAAGGATGAACTGTCAATGGGACAGACTTTCCTGTGGTTTCGTTCACAATTCCATTAACTACTGAACCGTATGTAACTCCTGAGGTTTCATCCTGAGAAATTTGTAGGCGGTAGTTAGCGTTTGCAGAACCCTTGATCGCATCTGAGAGTTGCTTGCGGTCTGAACCGTTAAGCAATACCTCATCAGGGTCAGCCTTTACTGATGCGTAGAGGTTAGTAAATACAGTCTGGAACTCTGTTCCCGGATTTGTATTTGAGAAGGTTGCGTTGATGTTGTTGTTGTAACCTGAGTTAGCACCAAGAACAGTTGTCAAGATTCCGTCATAGCCTGTTGCGTAAGCAGAAGTATCTGCTGATGCGCGAGATGCTGTAATTGAGCTTGATGTTGAATACACAAGGGTATCGCCGACTGATGTTGAACCAGCACCTACGATGTAACCTGTTGTGCTCTTGATTGTTCCTTGGTACTTAGCGTTTGCTACACCTGTTGTTGTACCAACATAGATGTTGTAGCCAAGTGCGCCAGTTACAGGAGTTACAACAATCTTCAAAACTTGTGAAGTTGTTGCTTGTGAAGTAACAGTATTAACGATTGACTCACCGAAACCTGAACCTGAGATACCTGCATCTGCTGTGACATAGATGTAGTAGGTGTTGTTAGCGAGAGCAACTTGTCCTGTACCTGCTGATGGAGCAGTTACGGTTACTGTTGGAGCAGAAAGAGCACCGGCATAACCAGTTGCAGTTCCGCGAGCCATTAGCATCATTCTTTCTTCCATAAGCATTGTTGCATAGAGGGTAGAAGTTGATGACAACTGACGAAGGTCTTGGTATCCGAGGCCTGAGAAGTTAGCATCGAATGAAACGCTGTCAGATAGTGAGTATGAGTTGTAAGGCAGGATGATGTCATCTGCTGTGTAACTGATCTTTGAACCGCGTTCAAAGTTGATTGAACCGAAAGCAGTAGTTGTAGATTCTGTTACGCCCGGCCAAATCTGACCTTGTCCACCTGTACCTGTACCTGTGTAACCGGTGATGCGCTTGATACGGTGTGATGTACCAACGCCCTTCTTACGAGGAATGCGGTTACGAAGTGGTGTTGGGCGAGGTGTCAATAGCTTTGCAGGTGCTTCGAGGTCGAAGGCTGCGAAAGATGTTGAGAGTGGGCTTGAGATTGTGATGTCCTTTTGCATATCCTGAACAGCAAGGCGTTGTGCCGCGATTGCGTTGTTCAATCCTGCAAGAGCATCAGGAGCAAGTGACTTTGTTGCTGCTAGTGATTCCAACATTGCTGTTGAATCCTGTGCAGGTGTAAGTCCGTTTGTGTTTGGTGTAGCGAAAGACTTATTCAGGGTGTCCTGAAATTCATCCATACGCTTGGCTGCCTTCTTAGGTGATACTTCATCACCAAAGAGGTCTGCAGCCTTAGGGGCTTGTAGAGCCAATGTAGTTCCTTTCGAGTGGGTTATTCCTCGTCAGAAGTTACAGACTTTGAAGGAGCGGCTTTAGCCAAGTATTCCTTCTCAAGTTGCTTGTAACCCTTGGCGAGAATTGAGTCGGAGGTTGCTGCCGCCTTTTGACGGTATTCAGCAGCCTTGAGCAGTAGCTCGTTTGTATCAGTTACAGCAACGCGACCTGTGCGCTTTGGGCCACCGGATAACGCTGCTGATTTTGCCGTTACGAGTTCTGATTCAAGTGCTACCGCTCGATCTTCCGCCGCCTTTGTTGCGGCTTGAAGGTCTGCGATCTCTGCCTTGACTGTTTCAGTCGCACTCTTTACAGCCTTCTCGATGATAGCCGTTACAGACTTCTCATCAAGAATTTCATCTTCTTTAACCTCAGCAGGAGTTTCCTCAGAAACTTCTTCTGCTGGCTTATCTTCAACAGCAACTTCTTCACCTTCGGCTGACTTGATTGAGCCTGAGGTGTCAAGTGATACTGCAGTAGAAACATTTGCTACTTCATTTGTTGGTGCTGCGCCTGTGACAACGACCTGTGATAGACCGTGAGTTTCGCCTACTTGATGGCAACCGCACTCTAGGCACTTATTAACTGTTGCTGACTTATCCATCTTGGTACATCCTTTGCACATTTTGTCATCGCAACCGCCGTCTGCCTTACAAGCAGCGCATCCATCGCAACCACAATCTGCAGTAGTCATATCTTCTGAATCAGCCTCTTTATTAGCTGAAAGTTCAATAGTTGAACCATTAGTGGTCATATTCATATCCTCATCTTCTTCTAGTTCACCATCACGGAAACTAAATAGGTGCTTAAGTGCTGAGAGAAGCGTGTCAATGTCATCGCGCTCATCTGAGTCTGTATCAGCGACTTCGGTTGCCTCTGAAATAATGAGTTGGGCAATACCCCTGCGAGCAGCATCGTAAGAAGCCTGATCGAATTTAGCGGCATCTGCTTGAAGTTCTTTGATTACATCAGCGAGCATAGATTTATCCTTTGTAGTAGTTGTAAATTCCTCGACTTTAACGAGGCTTGTTTTTCCTTCAACGCTCTTAGCAAGCATTAACTTGGCATTTGGATTAGCGGGTCTGTCCACAAGTGACACTTCAACGATCTGTCCGTCAATGATGCGACCGTTAGCCGCCTTCTGATCGCGTACAACGCGAGGTGACTTGATACCTATTGAGAATCCCTTAAGTACGCCTGACTCAACTTTTTTAACGCTAACAGGATCAACGACAAGAACGCTAATGTAATGACCGTCTTTTTTAGCTTCATATTCCTTTGCTACTCCTGCTGCGATAGATGAATGTTGTTCACGAATGTTGCCGCCTGTCTTGAACCACTCAGGCATAGCGGATGAAAGCCAAACATCATCACAAATTTGTTGGTCAATGTCTAGTGAATCGTCTGTTGCCTTGCCGTACACAAGAAGCGAACCATCGTCTTGCTTTTCTTGCTTAATAATCGCTGCATAACTGTTAGCGAAATCCATTATTGCTCCTTAAGCCGAGTAGATAACTGAAACTGCGCCTGTTGATGTACCTGCGGCTGAAACTGCATAGAGAGAATCATTACCGTGCATCCAAATTTGGACACTACCTGCTGCGACAAGATTTTGGCCACCATTTACACCAACTGTATTTGTTACCGCATTGTCGCCAAGAAAAATTGCGGCTGAATCTCGGTTATTAACTTGAACGGCTACATAACCAACACCATTTGGAATTGTGACTAGCAAAGTTGGAGTTGTACCGACGGTGATATTTGAGTGATTAAGAGCCATTGTTTTCCTTCTCTCGGATTATTGCTAAATTGTAATGCTTATTTCATTCGTCTGCGTTGAGAGCTTCATCTAAAGCAGCACCGTAATCAAATGTTGCATAATCTGTTTCAACAGGCATTGTAGAACAACGGCAGTTTGGATGAACTGGCAAATCATCACCTGTCAAACCATTAGAAAACTCACCATCTACATCAACTATCTCGCCGTCAATGTCACATTCTTCGTCATCAGGGTCAGCAGCAACCCATTGAATCTGCGCTACTCCTAATGCTTGATAAGAGTCCATAGTTGCAGCATTGGCAGCGCGTGAGCCTTCGGTAAGAGCGATAGTAAGTGCGCGTTCAGGGCTTGCTAGTAAATCTTCAATAGATGAAGCAAGTTTTGTAGGGCTTAATCCGACTGCAATTCCATCGGCCAACCGAGTACCTAAGCGGTCATAACTAGTGTTTTTCATATCTAATGACACGATCTTGATGCCGTTCAGCAGTTTTTCTAACCCGCCGGGTGGCTTCAATAGAGCAGAAGCGGCAGCGTTACCCGGCTTCCAAGTATCCCAATTAACTACTTCTTTGAGTGCGTTAAGGGCAAATTCACTTGGATTCCAGTTATGCGGTGGGTTCTTTTGAGCCTTCTTGTTGCGCTGAACCTTGCCAAATGCCTCATAGGTTGAAACAACGCCTGTCACATACATATCTGCGTAATGTTTCTTGAGCACTAGCTCTAAAGTGGTTTGATCTAGCGTGACATTGTGCATAGCCCACGCGCGAGCGCGAGCGCGATCTTGAGCAGGATTGTCAGACTTAACTGGGTGAGTAAGTGCGTAATCTAAGATGACTTTCTTCGCATCTACGCTCTTTCGGAGCGCGGCGCGGATTTTGACTGCTGCGTTAGCCGCTATGCGCCCATCTACTTGATGGACACCGAGGGTCATTGCAGATAAGCCTTAGCCAAGGAGTACGCAGTATCCATATCGCCATCAAAGGCGCAACGATTGAGAGCCTCACCTACGATTGGGTCAATGACTGTAAATTCAAAGTCGCGGTAGGTAGCACTACCCTTTTTAGCCCACTTGAGATATCTCTGAACTTCATCGTTAGCGGCTTTAGCCATATCAGGTGTGCCTAGCCATACAGGGGCTTGATCTAAACCAAGTAGCCACATAGCAAAGAGG